GCTGCGTAGGGCATTAGCGAATCCTCATGTAGTAGTCGGCGCCTAGGCTTTTAACTCGGGTTTCGTTTGCGGTACGCGCTACACGTGAAGCGTCGAAATTCACAGCCTGAATTGCCGCGGTAGTACCGCCGGCCAGTGTCGTCAGATTCGAGCCGGTGACCTGCCCGGCTCCCGATACAGTACCCGCGTAAGGCGCGACACCACCGAGACCAGCGGTGATATTCTGCAGCGCATCCGCCTCAACCGTCCCGCTACTGCCAGCACGAATCACCCGCCGCTCGGTATTGATCAACCGCACCGTCTGCCCATTCATCGGGCTAGCGGCGTCGTCGATCACCGCAGTGGCCTGCACCAGCGGCGCTGAGCCGCTCACGCTTTCGGACGTCAACACCCCAGTGTTGTAGCTGTCACTGGCCGTGAGTTTGATATAGCGGTAGTTCTGGTTGTCAGTCGGCGGCGTCGGCGCCCCAGTCAGGTGCGTCTGGATGGGGAACGGCATACCTACAGGGACAAACTCCCACACGTCACCAATAGCGATCGATCGGTCAGGTAGCGTGACCGTGCGCGCGGCAGTCAGTGACGCAGCGCTAATCGTCGCCCGACCTATGCGGAACGACGTGCGCAACGTACCAAGCAGATCACCCAGTAGCCGCATGGCTTAGCTCGGGATCACGTAGGAAACGAGCATGCGTGCCGCGCCTTCAGTCGCGCCGCCAGCACTGTAGGTGGCGATCAGATCCTGGGCGGTCGCTTCGGCTGCGGCAGCCGGGTCTACCTCGAACACAGTGCCTGCGGCAGCGGTCAGATCGACCTGAGTGCTGCCCAGGTAGCGCGACAGCTCACCGGTCACGCCGATCGAGAGCGACGGTGCGCCATCAAAAGGTGCGTCGACGATGATCGCAACCAGGCGCACGACTGCGTTGGCCGGCAGTTGGAACATGGCCACGGTGCCGGTCGAGTCGAACGCCAGGTCGGTGGTGTCGGTCGCCTCGAGGTTGGTCGCAGACGCCGAAGCACCCCAAGACAGGTTGCCGGCGCCATCGGTCTTCAGAACGAAGTCGGCGGTACCGTAGTTCGCCGGCATCTTGAAGGTCAGGTTCTGAGTCATGCCGGTATCCGGCCTGCTGATCGTCATCGACCAGTCGGCACCCGCGCCAGCAGCGTCTACGTTCAGCACCAGGCTATCGCCGCTTGCCTGGATACTGCTGCCCACCAACGGCACATCGTCGGTGTCGTCGGCATTACGCGCACGGACCTTGCCGCCGGCGCTCTTCAGCTGCAGTCCGTTGATGCCCAGTCGAAACAGGGTGCTAAGCGTGCCGCGTAGGTCGAGAAAGCGCATGGTGGTTACCTCAGTTCAGGTTGAGCACAACGAAACCAGAGCCGGCCGTTGCGCCTGCACCTGGGGTGATTTCGAGATAGATGCCGGTGCCGGCGGAAAGCGAGGCACCTGGCGTTGATTCGTAGGTAGCAGCGAAGTCAGGGGCAACCTGATCGCTGTCGAGCAGCACGGTGCCGGCCTGAGTGCGGATGCGCAGCGCGGCGCCCTCGCCGTCGAACGGTGTGGCGACGATCAGTTGCACGGACACCAGCAGCCCGGACTCTGGAAGAATGTGCAGCAGGCGCGGAGACGCATCGCCATAGGCGAAGGCAATCGGCGGCAGTACCTGGCCACTCTCGCCTTTCGGGCCGCGCAGGCCAGCAGCGATGACAGCGCGTGGCGCCTTCTGACGAACAGCAATTGGCCCTGGCCGCTTCTGTACAACGGCAACGGCCGAGCTGGTGCGCGCAGCGCGGGTGGCGATCGCTGTCACGTCGTCACCTCCCGCGTTACCTCGATCGAGCTGATCGCGGTGAGCTTGTAGACCTGGCCACCGGGGGCGATTACCTCGGCCTCATAGACGCCCTTGCTCCAGTCCAGCGCCTCGGACTGCTCGGCGGTCATGGTCAGGACGAACTGGCTCAGCGCAACATCGACGATAACCAGGCTGTCAGGATCCTCGACTGGATCACTGTCCCAGGTGTGCAGCAGATCGCCGCCAGGCTTGGTGCGGACCTGGGCACGGCAGCGCCAGCCCGTGATATCTGCCGGCTTCGGCACGATCAGCAGGCCGGTACCGGAAAACGGACGCCAGCAATGGGCGTTCACGTCGTTCAGCTCCAGGGTGTCGGCGTCGATCACCTTGGGGTAAACCCAATCGTCCGCCGGAGTATTCAGCTCGGCCGGGCTCTTCACACACTCGATTCGCACCGGCCAGCCGTCTGGCACGCCATGGCTCTCGACAGTCAGCCGCGCCGGCGCCGTCTGCGGCATAGCAGTGATCACCGGGTACGGAGACATAAACTCTCCCTCGGCATACATGATGCCGAACTCGAAAGTCTCGCCTCGGTAGATGGTGATAGGGATCTCAGGCGCCGACATGCTGCTGCTCCTTTTCTCGATAGGCACCGACGCTATGTCACTGACCACACCTGACAAGCGCCCACAAAAAAGCCCGCGCGCGGCGGGCTTTCTCGCACCAGCATCTGTCAGGACGGTGATTCGCTGGCGACCAGCACCAGATCCATCGCCCCTTGGAATACGGCGCCGGCGCTGGCGATGCGCATATCGCTGCGCAGGATCGGCGTGCGGCCGACGTCGGGCACCGGCAGTGCCAAACGCTGCAGGCCATAGACGCTGACCTGGCCAACATCGCGCGCCAGGTCGTGAGCAGCAACGGATTGCACAGCGACAGCAGACAGGCCAGTGTCGCGCGCCGGCTCAGCCATAACAGCGCCGCCGGCCAGCGCCAGGGCGATCAGAGGTACCAGCATGGATTTCGTCTTGAGCATGGGGAAAGCCTCTTGGTTGGTGACGAATCGATCAGATCGACTGCACCACCTGGGTATGTCACTGCGCGGCTCTGGCAACTATCCCTCGCCCATCAGACGACGCAGGCGCTCTTCATACGGCTCTTCATGCTCCTGCTCGTCGAGGTTATAGGCCTGGCGCTCGAGCGGGATCAGGTTCTTCAGAGCGGTGGACAGATCGCGCAGCACGCCGGCATGCGTAGGCAGCCCCACCATCTTCATCATCTGGTTGCGCCGCCTGCTGTTCTCGTCGCCCTTGGTTTCCTCGCAGATCGCATCCTCGATCTCTTCCCGGTGCGTCGCGGCTTCTTCGAGTTGCTGGAACAGCATCGACACCAGGCTGTGCCCTTTGGCGATATCGCGACGGTGCCGACCAATCACCTGCAGGTTGGTCTGCACTGCGGTTTCGATATCCGCGGGCGTGGGGGCGTTTCCGTCAGAGGAAACACTGTTTCCATTCGGTGTTTCCTTCGACTCCTGTTCCTTACGTGGCGCGGTCAGCAGAGCAGCCCTGGTGCGCTCTCTGACTTCCTGGCTCGCGTCCTGAGTCCAACTGTTCGCCTTCGCCTTCTTGGAGATAGCGCCAGGGGTTGTGTCGTGCTTCGTAGCCAGAGCACGCAGCGATAGCTGGCCTACTCGGTAATCCCGCTCTACTGCTTCCCAGTCGATCTTCTTGCGCTTGGTCATGGCTTCAATACCTCCTGCATCACGCCCATCTGCAACAGGCCGACCAGCCTGGCCTTGTCGACGGGCTTCCCACACGACAGCCGCTGCAGGTAGCCGTCATCGAACTCCAGCAGCATGATCATGTGATCTACCGACAGCGCACCTTCTGCGTCGAGCTGGTCGGCCACCAGGCGCAAGTACTTCGCGATGGCCTGGTTATCAGGCGCATGCCCATTCAGTGGCAGTTGAATGACCTTGGCGTCACTCATCACGGCCACCGTCACAACCTGTCACAGTGACAGCAGCGTGACCGGTCACACCGTCCAGCGTGACAGCGTCAGGCTGTACTGCCTGCATCGCAGCCCGGCGCAGCTCATGTATGCGGGTGCCATTGGCGCGGATGTGCTCGGCCAACTGCTCGGCCGCGCCGACGATCACCTCACCCAGCGCCTCGAACTGGCAGGTGATATGCCCATCGTTCACGCTGTGCTGCACGTCCTGGCCGTCGAACTGCACGGTGATCTGAATACGCCAGCGCTGGCCACCAGGCTTGCGCACACCGAACGGACGAGCGATGTACAGGCGATAGATGCCATGGCGTGGCACCTGATGCTCGACGAACAGGCGCCGCGGACCCTCGTTAAATAACTCGGCCAGGGTTTTGCCCTGGATCTGGTCAGCCGCCTCCTGGGCGACCTCCTGCAGGGTTTTGGCTTCCATTACGCGCTCCTACGTGAAATCTGGCGGTCTGCATCGGCCTGACGCCTTGCGGCTTCGCGTAGCGCCGCGCGCCGAGTGCGCCAACAGTCGGTTACGCTGCAGGCGTAGCGCGCCACGTCCGGATGCATGCGGTACGGGTGAGCCTGGCCAGGTTGCGGCTGTGGCTCCCTGGTGCTGGCGATCAGATACTCGGCCACCTCATGCCGACAGGCGCCGGCGTGGTCGAGCAGGATACGAGTGACGATGAATACAGTGCGGCCGGCGCGGAGTTCGTCGGCACGATAGGTCTTGCGTCGCATGGTCTGCCCCCATGGATGATGTGATGTGATCGGGCCTAGTAGCCCGCCTTCTTGATTGCCTTGATCAAGCCCTTCTTGCCCGCCTGGCACTCTCGGTACATGCCGGCGGCGTCAATGTCTGCGAGAACCAGATCGCCCATCGAGGCGGTACCGTCAGCGGCTACCTGCACCACTGGAAGATCCGGACACTCCTGCATCAGCCCCCGATCGATCTCCACGCGCTTCGTTGATGAGCTGCATCCCAGCAGCAGGAATGCGGCACTCGCGATAAACAACGTCGGTAAAGGTTTCATGGACGGCCTTCTGGTAGATGGTTTTGTTCTCGATGCGGATGCCAGCGATCGCCTCTTGGGTGATCTCGGAAATCTCAGCGACCAGGCCGCGGCGATCCTCGGCAGCGCGCACTTCAGCCAGTTCAGCGCTGTCCGCCTGCCAGTCGCGGATCTGCCAGCCAGCCCCAGTGCACACAACGGCCAGCACGCCATAGGCGATCAGGCGGTATCCATCGACGATCATGTTGGCAGCCCCTCCCGGCACAGTGAGCGTTCAGCTTGGCGCCTGTTCTGCAGCCCTTGGACATAACGCCCACCAGCGCTGGACCAATTTGGCTTGCCGTCTGGACGGGTAGCGATCAGGTCACAGCCCTGAGCAATACGGCCGGCGTTAATCGCCTTGAAGGCCTGAGAACCGCAGGCCCCAGCCTTGCCTACGTTGATTGCGAAGATCGTCATCCCTATCAGACGCTTCGGCGTGAGGTACGACCAATCCGTGCAGGCCAGCACAGCCGCGCCGTACTCCAGCAGCGTGCCCTTATTGATTTCCTCGCACTGGTCACTGGTCAGCTTTGTGCCAACCTTGGCGTTCCAATCGGTACGCCCAGCGCAGTAGGTCGGCAATCCGTTGGCCAGATGGTCGGCATAGACCTCGAGGATGTTTCCCTCCCACCGTTCTAGGGTGGTGTAGGCGAGAGGACTGGTGAGTGCCGCGGCCAACACGGCAGGAACCGCACGGCCCTTGATGTTCATGACCGATCACCCAGACCACAGCGCTCGCGCAGCGCCTCGATACGCGCCACGCTCTCGGCCTGCTCGCGCTTGTCGCGCCGGTGCTGGAAATAGAAATTCACCGCCAGGCCCAGGACTGCGATCAGCACGCCTGAGAGGCCTATCCAGTTGATCTGCGCCAGCCAACCCAGCACACCGGCTATCGCGCCGGCCTGGGTCACCTTGTTGGCTGCGGCAGCGCCGACTACCTCGATCATCCCCTCATGAACTTGCTGTGCCATGCCATCGCTCCCGTTCTGGCTTCTTGTGCATGGAAGGCCACGCTATGTCACTGGAAGCGGTCGGCAAGCGCTTGCAGATTCCGGCGCGTGACATAGCGTCGGAACCTCACTCACAAAGAGGGCATCACCCATGGGGCAGCAGAAGTTCAACATCGACAAGGTAAGCGACGATCAGTACTTCGCCGTGACCGAAGCCATGGCGCTGGCAGGCGCTGCATTTGAAGAGAAAGGCCCGGAAACCCTGCTGATCATCAGCCTGGGTGCCGAAGGCCATAACGACGCAATCCTTGCAGGCCACCTAGGCGATGGCCGCCTGGAAAAGCTGGAACAATTGATGCAGCAACTGAAGGACCAGATCGGCACGCTCGGCGAGCACGACGATGCTTCAGTCCTGCATCTTGAGGAAGGTCCGGCCTAAGCCTCGCTCAGCACCCACAGGGACTTTTTCACGTCATCCGGTGTTGCCGGCTCTGCCGGCATCGCCACCGTAGTCGTCGCGCCGAACTCTTCCGCCAGCACCTGCTGGATACGCTGCATAACTGCCGACTTCACACCGTTAGGAACGCCGGTCACCACCACATGCGCTACCGGCGGGATCTTGATTTCAAGGGTCGTCATCTGAATTGCTCCGTTGATGGTCATCTTTTTCCGCAGTTGCGCGGGTATCGCCATTGGGCTGTTGAACGGCGTCCTGCGCAGGTAGGGCTGGAATGCATCACTCCACGAATCCCCCCGGTACCGCCGCTGGCGTACCGTGTCCCACGCAATCCCCAAGCGCGCAGCCCAATCACGCGCCGGCATTTCCATCGATACCTGAACCACACGCCCGCCCAGCGACAGGCGCACAGGAAGATCTGCAGCACACAGAACGTCTTCGCGCATGGTCCCCTCCCACTTAACGAATCAGCCCCTGCTCACGCAGGATTCGCCATTGCTCGGCCAGCCAGGCCTGGAATACTGGGTCTTTCACTTGTCGCCGCCTTGGGCAATCTCCAGCGCGTGATCGACGGCGTCATTTATGTCGTAGTCCAAGCGCTCGCTATTGGATGGGAAGTCGACCAGCAGCCCTTGTGGGTCATACAAACTCACCCCGCCGCCATCCCGCTCAACATTGATCTCAATAACCCAGCCTTCTGGCAAAGAACCGGCAGCGCGCTGCACGGCCTCATAGAGCGGCACCGCGTCCAACTTCCGCTGGTCGCCCTTGTCAGCAGCAACCAAGGCACCGCCCTTCCACTCCAGCGCCCTGGAGCTATCCAGTGCTGCTTTCACGCTGCAGGCGGCATCGTGCTGGTCGACCGAAAGGCAACTGTCCTCGTCCTCGATCTCGTCCCGCATGTAGCCCTGCAGGTACACGCCAGTGGCGTCACGAAGGGTGCGAAGGGCTTCGAGTTCGGCGTATAGGCCGGCTGGGATGCGGTTCACCTGGGCAGGATTCGGCTCGGTGTAAAGCGCCGCCGTCCGCATCGCCGTGAAGCAAGACATTGCGCTGTGCTTGCCTCTCGCTACCTCGTCTTCAATGTCGCTGAAGCGCTTGCGCATTGCTTCAAAAGGATGCGGCTTGGCCAGCAAAGACTCTACCGGCACCACGCGCTGATTCTCTGGTGCCAAGGCCTGTTGCGCCTGGCTGGCGGCCAGCGCCTCGTCGACGATCAAGCCGACCTCAGCAGCAGATGAAGCCTTGGCGCACGACCGCAGAGCTGCACGCAGGCGCTCGATCTCTGCCAGTGCAGGAATGCCGTGCGATTGACTGCGGAACCTGTCCAGTTGACGCTGGACTATCTCCATTTCTTCCCGGTACTGGGCGCAGTTCTGTGCCTGGCTGCGCAGGCAGTCGATGGTTTCGCGAATCTTGACAAGCAGGCCATCGCCGAAAGTCTGTATGCCCAGTTGGCGTGCGATATCGCGGATGGGATCGCGCTCTTTGTTTGGTTCGGTCATTTCCAATCCTCCACTGGGTCGCGCTCTGCGCTGTTTGCCCACTCGCTGCCGAAGACCTCCATAGGGCGGAAGCACGGCGGTTCGGATTTACTCTTGAAGCCGGCCAGCCAGTAGTAACCACTGTGCTGGGTGGCGCCGCAGTGGTCGCACTGCATCCAGGCGCCGAAACCGGTGACGCTCTGGCGCTGGTAGCGGTGCTGCCGCGCAGGCATCGCTTCAATACTCATGGTCGTATTCGTCCCAGCATGGCCAGCACAGTGGGCGCGCCTGGCGGTTGATGGCGTCGAAACTGTCCTTCTTCACCCATCTCGACTTCTTCACGAACACACCGCAATCACGGCAGCGCGTGTGGTAGTCGGCAGCCTTGCGCAATGCGAAGCGGGCCTCATACGCTGCTTCTTCTGCTCGCCAGGCTGCATGCCTTTCGGCATCTGTTAGACCGTCCGGCCCACGCTCGTCGACCAGCGTCATGACTGAGCCTCCTGTTGCTTTTTCAGGTCGCGCAGCAGCGCCCGGTAATGGGCGGTGATCTGCTTGAGTTCGTCGATGGTGTATTTGCGGGGTCGGTGATCGGCTTCCAGCGCTTCAACTGCCGGCAGGCCGATACGCTCGATCAGGCCGGCACGGAAGCCGTTGCGCACCGATTCACCCTTGCGGGCGTACTTGGCCGATCCGCCGTTGCAGCCTTTGCACTGAAGCCAGATGTTGTTCTCTTCCAGACGCAGCTCAGGCCTGGCGCCCTTGCTCAGGTAGTGGCCACCGTCCCAGGCGCCGCCAGTTTTCCAGCCCTGAGCGGCCTCGACCTCTGCCTGGCTCTTGCCGCAACTGATGCAGCCGCTACCGATCGAGAGTTCATAAACCCGGCGGTACGCCTGCACCGCGCTGGTCGCCTCCTGAACGTAATCGCCATGGCTCTTCAGCTTCTCCCGGCGCTCGCCGATCTCGCGCCGCTCCCGCTGCTTGATGGCCATACGCGCCTTCTTCTGGTTGGCAGGCTGATCAGCGATCGCCAGGCCGCACTGCCAGCAGCAGACCTTCTGGCCGATCTTGGGCGTGAATTTCACGTCACAGGCTGGGTTGTCGCACTTGCGCTGCCGTGGCTTGCGCTCGGCAATGCCGCTGGCCTTCGCCTTCAGCGGCGTCTTGCGCTTCAGTTCGGTGCGCTTCATATCGGCCTACCATTCCAGCGATTCAGGCGGCCTGACTTGCGCTCGCCCTTACCCCGGCGACGCATCACGCTTAAACCTGGCTCTGGCTCTATCGAGATCCGCGGAAGCCTGTCCACAATCACGATGTCGCTGGGATGCATGCCGCGCTTGATGCACGCATCAGCCATCCGCCTTCCCATCACAAGCGGCGCGCCCATGTCTGCTGGGTTGATTAGAAGCTCTGCAAGCAGCCGGCAAGTGTCCGGGTGCGGCACATACCGCTCCCGATTTCGCTCTTCCATCAACAGAGCGTCCATGGCGGCATTTATGTCGAAGTTCACTGCTCACGCTCCCCAGGCATCAGGTCGGTCATGCGCTCGATGCCCTCTTCCGTCATGTCCGGCCAGTAGACGGCGATCAGGTGCTGGCAGATGCCGCGCCAGAACTCTTTGAAGCGCTCTTCGGTCATGTAGTCGAAGGCGATCGACTCCGGTACCTGGCGCATCACTCGGCCCAGGTCGGGAATGTCGAAAGCTTCGAATGAGCAGCACACGCCGGCGTCGAGCTGCAGCTTCTTGATGGTGGTGTGGGCGTCGAGCCCTTGGAACTTGTCGACCTGCTCAGCGACCACCCGACCGAGGCCGTGAACTAGCTTGTGAAACTTGTAATTACGCGACTGTTTGATCTCGCAGCGCACCTGATCGTTGATGCGATACTCGCGCTCTTTGCACAGGTATCGGTCGATGCTGCCGTAGGCCACCAGGGCCTTTAGCACCTCACCGGTTTCCTGATCGACTACAGCACGCCAGCGCAT